GCTCCTTTGACGATTACTTCAAATCGTTCAAATGGATCTAATGCCTGCCGTTCGGCAAGGTCACTTAGACAAAGCCTCAATAGGGCAATCTCCCTAATCTGTCGCGAGTTTGAAACTCCAGATTTTTCTATTACAGGGAATGATTGCTTTATCCTAAGAGGAAATTTTAATAAGACTTGCTCTCTGATCCTGCAGAGGGTCAAGGGAAGATTAAAGAAGAAGAAGTGCGAGAGCGCTTTAAATTCGTGTAAGCGCCTCTTTGATCTCCCTTGTAAGAAATGTGACTCTGTTTCTTCTACCATGTCCCAGACGGAATGGATAAAGAAACAATTGTTCACAGATCCTACAGAGAGTGAGTTGAATTCTTGCTTGGAGTTTATACCCTCATTACGGTATCATACTCGCAAGCTGGTGAAGGGATGGGGTTTGGCGTCATCTAATATTGGCGCCGAGAGAGATACATACATGCCCGATAGACAGGGCTGTTATGAAACCACGCAGGCGATGGGAGGAACGCTTGGGACTTCGCTCGAGGAAGAGATTCTAGAAAATAATCTCGTTAGACTCGGTTGTGCGAAGAGCAAAGGCAAGTTCCGAACGGTTACCATGCAAGGAGCAAGGGTGAAAAGAGTCCTTACTCCGGTTCATAATGGCCTCTATAATCATATCAGCAGGAGAAGCTGGTGTGTCCGTGGGGATGTAACGGTTGACGACTTCCGTGCCGTATTCAAAGACTGTCGTGAAGGGGAGTCTATTATCAGTGGAGACTATGTCTCCGCTACCGATAATATACTTCTACCCGCCGTAAGGGCGATAGTCGATGTCATACTGGAGGAAGCACCCGAAAATATGGATGATGAAACGAAGAAGGTGATGAGGGAGTCCTTTGGCAGGAGCTATGTCAAGTATAGGGACGAAACCGGAGCTTTTCAGATAGCTGAGTTAAAGAGAGGATCAATGATGGGAAACCTGTGTAGTTTTCCTCTCTTATGCATACTGAATAAAGCCTGTTTCGAGATCACAAATGATCTCCTCTCAAGAGGTAGGAGGACTGGTCGGTTCAATGGTGACGACTGTATTTTTGCTGGCGATGATTTATTTTATCGCACCTGGGAATCAGTTACGACACGATTCGGCCTTATTGTTAATCGGCAGAAAACCGGTGTCTCGAAGGGGTTGGGTTGCTTGAATAGCACCTGGTACTCAAAGACAACCGATAAGTTGGTTAGCAAACCAGTCCTCTCTTTCTTTCGCCTTGACCGCCGTGAACCCGGAGAGATACTCGATTCAATCGTCAAAGGTATAGGGTCGTTCAAACATGAGTTAATCATGGAGACCATATGCCTTGTGATGAGACATGAGATACTCTTACGGGGTGTGCGTGGGTCACTTTCTTCTATCGGAGGCTATTGGAGGAAACTACTTTTTAAAAAGAGGTGGTTCCGTGTGGCTGTAATGGCCGATACACCAATAGCGTATACATCTGGTATCTCTCGTGAGTTTGAGTATACCACTTGTCCTCTCGTTTTTTCTTCGTTAATTCCGCTACTTGAGAAACACGCGGATGCGGCGGAGGATGAATGGAAGGCCAACTGGAAAGGAGTAAAACCTCACGGTTATGATGGACTAACAAAATTCTTACCTAGTACAATTAAAGGTGAAGTTTCTGGTCCATCATCAGTCTGTAGAGGGACCTTCCAAGGGTTCTCGAAGAAGATCATAGATCGGAGAGAATTTAAGAAGGGAAAGAAACTCTTTATACTACCTCACACCCGCCTCACTTACACTCCTGTCTGGCGCCTGGTTTTACCTAAGGTTACCAGGGATCTCATCGTTGATGAAAGAGCCTTCAGATTGTGTAATAGAGGAAAATGGGAGGACATTAATAGGTTCTTGACTCTGTCACCTCAGATAGATGTTCGAGAGCCTGTCAAGAAGTTCTTCCCTCCACCGAAGGAATTCTCAGGTTATTTTTTCC